CCCAAAAAGTAAAAATTTAAATTTAATAATTTTCATCTTGTTAATTAATTAATAAAATGAAACTTATTAGTGTTAAACCAAGTGACAAAAACACTAAAAAATTTGTAGCTACATTCTGTATGTGTGAGGGAAAATCCTGTTGTAATGATAGCGATAAAAAAAAAGTACATTTCGGCAGTAAGGGAATGGATGATTATACTATTACCAAAGATACAGAACAAAGAGAACGTTACAGAAAAAGACACAAAAAAGACCTGGAAACTAAAGACCCCACAAGAGCAGGCTATTTATCGTGGTATTTACTCTGGGGTGACAGTACTTCTCTCCAACAAAATATAAAAGATTTTAAAAAAAAATTTAATTTATAAACATTTAATATATGGAAAGAATCGAAGAACTACCACGTGATTTACAGGTTAAAATTCTACGTCCTTCGTGGAATGAACTTGTAGAAGATAGAGATAATTATGACGATAGTATTACAAATATGCAGGCTGAATTAGCTGATTTACGTGCAAGAAGAATTAACTTACAAGAAGAACTCGTAACACATATGGGTGGATTTGGTACTGGTGGACCAACGCGTCGTATAATTCAACGTGAATTAAATATGGTAATAAATGAAATTAATGAAATTTTACCTACGTTGACAGAACATCGTAATAAAAGAAGTGAAGTTCACGATAATTTACTTAAATTAAAAATATTAAGAAGACACCTTGGTACTGGTTAATATCTCTATAATTTCATCCGTAATATCAAGTGTATCAATTTTATTTACAATTTTATTCACTATCTTGTTACGTTGATTATTAAGTCGTTTAAGCATTTGTTGCTCTGTTCTATCAACAAAATTTTCCCTTAATTTATCTAACTCTTCATCTGTTAACTTATACTTCTCAATAACTCTCGGTGTAGGCATTGTACCATTCTTCATATTTCTATATAAAATTACTTTTCTCTGAAAATAATGTTCGCCGTGTTTATTAAGAACATTCTGTTTATATTGGCGGCGGCGCTCTTTTGTCATCTCTTGAAGAACCATCTATATTATTCAATAATATTTTTATTTTTTATTTTTTTAAGTCGTTTTATTTTTTTTTAAAATTTTAAAGAAATAAAAAAAGAATTAATTTATTTAAAGAAAAAAAATATTATTATATAATATAATTAAATCGGGATGGCTTCTTTTACAACAGAGGAATATGTTAATTTAGATTACGCTAAATATTTGTCGAGTATGTCCTTAAGTGACTTTAAAAATATTTATACATCAAAAGATAAAGATTTAAAAAGCACCCATTCACTACTGATTAAAACTTGTAAGCAATCACTAACTACTAATCCATACAAACGTAATTTTGATTTTTCGAAGAGTAAAGATTATGGTAGAAGATTCAGCGTAGATGGTGGTATTCAAGCATTACCAAAAATAGTAAGAGGTGCTCTCTGTAAAAATTTAACGACAGATATTGATATGTGTAATTGTCATCCTCAAATTTTACTAAAAATATTAATTGATAATGAATATTCGTGTCCTAATTTAAGAGAATATTGTAATAATAGAGATATTGTATTAAAAAATTTACTTGAAGATGATGGTTTTTCGAGAGATGATGCTAAAAACGCATTTTTAAAATCTATGAATAAGGGCAGTAGATGTAATTCAAAAACAGACCCCAAAGTAAATACCTTCTTTAAAAATTTTGATAAAGAAATGAAAGATATACAGAATTTTCTTTGGAATTTAGAAAAGTATAATTTTATTAAAAACGACGTAGATATAACAAAGGGAAATACAAGAGGTAGTTTTATAAATCTAATCTTATGTAAATATGAGAATGAAATTTTAGAACTAACTATGAATTATTTACAAGATATAGGTTATGAAATTAATACCTTATGTTTTGATGGACTACTCATAAAAGGTAATCATTATGAAAATACAGAACTTATTGAAAAATTAGATAATTTAACAAAAGACTGGAATATTAAATGGAGTTATAAAGCTCACGACACAAGCTTAACAATCCCAGATAATTTTATTTACGGGGAAAAGGAAGATGACTTAACTGAAAAAGAATACGCCGATATTTTCTGCGAGCAATATAAAAATGTAATGGTAAGGGGAAATAATAACACCTATGTCATTAATGAATTTGGTATATACACTATTATCAAAAATCCAAAGGAATTTTTAAGATGTAAATTACTTAATGAATACAACCACTATAAATTCTTACAGAAAGATAAAAATATAAACTCTGTTACTAATATAATTAATACTCTACTTTATAATGATTCTATTGAAGATAAAATGGATCAAAACGTAAATTTATTGGGATTTTTAAATGGTGTATTTGATTTAACCGAATATAAATTTCGTAATGCTTTACATACTGAATATGTATCAAGAGTTATGAATTATAATTTTGAAGAATGCGATTTTAGTGATTTAGAAAAATTATTAAGAACACTATTCACACCTGATACACAAGAATATAATTTATGGAAAATGGGAGACATTTTAAGAGGTTCTGATACTAAAACTTTTACAGCTATGATAGGTAAAGGTAATAATGGTAAAACTAAAGTAATGAGTGAATGTATTAAAAAAGCATTTGACACCACATTTAATCCTCTACCAATTCCGTTAGTTAGTACAGATAAATTCAACGTATCAAATAGCACAGCAAATCCTGAATTTCTTAAATTAAAAGATAGTAATATAAATATTGTTAGTGAATTACCTTCTAATGTCGTATTATCTTGTTCTAAATTTAAAAGTTTTTCAGGTGGCGGAGTTCAACAGGCAAGAAAATTACATTCTAACGACATTATTAATTTTGTAGTAAAAGGTCAAATATGGATTGATACTAATTCTATGGGTGAATTTGATAATGTAGACCAAGCATTAATTAATAGAATGGATGTTATTGAGTTTCCTTATACTTTTAAAGAAAATCCTGACCCTAATAATGAATATGAAAAAAAGTTAATTAATAATGTTTTTGAAAATATCCCAGATTATCATTTAAAATTTATGAATTTAATGTTATATTATTACAATCAACCAAAACCCATCATACCACAATCAGTTTTAGACATTAAAAAGAAAGTTTTACACGATGTCGATGACGTATCTAAATTCGTATCCAAATGTAATACTGGTTATAATTATAAATGTGAAGCACGAGAATTATTTTACGCATTTAAAAATGATGGGGGTGTTGGAGAACAAAAACAATTTAGAAATCGAATTGAAAGTTTAGGTTTTACATATAAAAAAATTAAGATAGAAGGCAAAGTAGTATGGGGTTACTGGGGTATTAAATATGGTGGGGAAGAGGAAGAACCTGAATAAATTAAACCCCGGTTGACAAAAAGGTTGACTAAGGTTGACTAAAGGTTGACAAAGTTGGTCAACCGACCTTTATACTCGTAACACGAGTAGACAATTCTTATATTTTTTTATTTTATACGAGTATAAATATATATGGTTGACAAAGTTGACAATAAATAAATAAATTACATATGAAAAAATTGAAGTTGAAAATAATTGATACAAAGTTGAATAATTATTGCTAAGAAAAATCTTTATAAAATAGGGCAACCCGGTCAACTTTTGTCAACCCGTTTGTTTTTTTTCTTGATTTAAAGAAAAAAAAATATTAATATATAATAAATGCTACAAGAACATAGAGAAAATAGAGAACAGTTTTTAAAACAATTTGGAAAATACAAAGAAATATCATCCTATTTTACAATACCAAAGAAGTATCACACACCCCTCATAAAAAGTTGGACCATTCCAGACGGACACCAACGATTTAACTCATCGTATGCATTCGACCACGCACGTTGGTATAAAATTTCATCAGGTTGGTTATGTATAAACTGCCCTTATGCTTGTTGGGCTAATCTTGATGAACCCGGGTATGAAAATATAACAAAACACGAAAAATTAATTAATGAAGGATGGACACACATACCACAAAAATTATATCCAGGTGACTCACAGACATATTATATAATAATTGATAAAAAAGAATAAAAAATAATCTTTCCAAAATATTTAATAATTTAAAATTAAAATATTATGGTAATATTATATGAGTGACGACGAGAGCCCTGTGGACCCCCAGCCTGAGTTAGCTGATGAAGAGCCTACTGTTGAGCCTACTGTTGAGCCTAAAACCAAGGTAGATGGACGTAAAAAACCACGTACGCCTGCACAGATTGAAGCGTTTAAGAAAGCCCAAGAGGCATGGCGAACTAAACACAAAGAAACGGCTGATTTACGTAAGGAGGTTAATCAGAGAGTAGCTAAACACAAGGTAGAGAAAGCAAAAGCTATACTTGAGAAAGCCAAGGTACTTAAAGAACCTGAACCTGAGGTAGTACTTAAAGAACCTGAACCTGAACCAGTACTTAAAGAAGAACCTAAAAAGAAGAAATCAACCAAGAAACCAATTGTTGTTGTAGAGCAGAATACTGATAGTGAGTCAGGTGAAGATGGACCAAATGTAATTTATGTTAAAAAGAAGGCTAAACCAAAGAAAGAACCTAATCCTCCCGTACACGATGTACGAACACCATTCACGCAACCTGATAATCCATTTGGAAGACCATATTTTTATAATACGAATGGTATGGGATACTAATAAATTAAAATAAAAATTTTATAATATATTATTAATTATAAAATACTATGGAGTACTATCAGATAGGACAGAACGTTAAAAAATCATATGATTATTATAAACGAAATACTGAACCAACAGAACAACCAACAGATGTACCACCTGAAGAGGAAGAACAAGCTACAATATTTGGTGTAGGAAAATTAGCATATGGAACGGTTAAAAAAGCACCTGATATTAATTTTATGTTTAATAAATCATCGGGTGTTAGATTAGCTGGTCAAATAGGTAATCCATTAAAACCTACATTAAATGAAATTCCTCGTGAAGCACAAGAATTAGCAGAATTAGTTAAGGTGAGTGCTGTCTGGGAAAAAGAAGGTCAGGAAGCTGCTTTAAGACGTTTAGCTACAAATAGTCCTGGATATACGATTGACCCACAGTTATCGAATACTGAGCGTATAGTTGCTATTAAACCTAATGGTAAAGTAGTAGTAGCATTTCGTGGAACTAATCCAAAAGCTAAAATTAAATCGGGAATTGGTAAAGGTTTTTATGAACCATTAATGTGGCTGGCTATAGAAACGGGTACAGAGGATATATTATTTAAACAACATAAATTAAAACCATTAAAAGATGATTTGATTAAAAAATATGGAATACAAAATATAGAAAAAATCACAGGATATTCTATGGGTGGTACAAAAGCTCATAGATTAGCGGATATGCTTGGTGTAGAGAGTACATTATTCAATCCATTTATAGGTAAAAAATTCTTTGAATCTCCAAAAAGTAAAAATATAAAACATCAAATTTATCGTACAACAGAAGATGTTGCTACACTACAAGCATTATTCACACAAAAAAGAAGTATGCCGAGTAATGTCAAGGTAGATAGTATCGACCCAGTTGTTACAGTTAAGAAAGAAGCTGGTAGAATTACAAAAGGTTTATCGGCATTAGACCAGTATAATATATTATATAATCATAATTTGGAGCATTTTACACAGAGTGGAGATAGAAATAATATAACAAGAGAAATAAATGAAAAAGTAAATGAACGTCTTGCTCGTTTTGAATTAGAAACAAAAAACTTAAATCCTGATTCTCCGCAATTTAAGCAAAAACAGCAGCAGATGTTTAGTGAGTTAGAACCTGATATGAAAGTACTATCGCAAGATTTAGAATTAAATTTAACTCCTACAACAAAATTATTTAAATCATTAAGTACAGCTAATGTTGTAAGAGCATTAGGTGGAACTGCGGGTGCTGTAGAGGTTGATATGCTTGCAAGACAAATAGAACAAGTATCAGGTATTCCTATAGACCATCATATAACAACAGCTGTATCTGGTGGATTAGGAGCATTACCCCAGCACGCAATAGATAAATACCTCGGGTTTAAACCAAATTTAATTAAATCTGTTAGGGGTGGTATCGCAGGTGCAGTAGCACAAGAGGTTACAGCAGAAGGTACTAATGAACTATTAAAGAGTGCTGGATTAAGTACAGAAGCATCAGAAATAGCAAGTCAAACATTAGGAGGTGGAGTTGGTGGTCTTGTTATGCAGGGAAGTCCGCAATTAGCAAGGCAATTAGCTTTAAGATTGATGGCTCGGGTTGGAGCAGGTGTGGCGTTAGAGGCGGGTGCTGTTGGTGCTGGTGCTTCATTAGCTGGTGGATTAGCAACCGCAGGCATAGGATTTCTTGTTGGAGCTGGTATTAGTGCTGGATTTACTTTATATGAAATAGAACAAAGAAAAAAAGCACCTATAAGTAGAGGGGAAGAGGAATATATTGATAATTTAGCTCAATTTGTAGCAGGTGGAGGAACGGTAGAGGAAGCATTAGATGAGATAGATGATTCAATAACAAGAGATAGAATTAGAAGATTTATTGGAAGAGAAGGTTCGCCTGAATATCATTCATTTAGAACAAAAGTAACAAGAGAAGAAAATATATTACAAGCGCGCGAAGTTGAAGATAGATATGCTCGATTAGAAGAAGAAGCTGTGAGAGAAACAGGTATGACAATTGAACAACAACATCAAAAAATAATAAATGATGCACAACAAGAGTGGAGACAAAGAATCCAAACAGAAGGTACAGGAGTAGCGCAGTCTATGTTTGAATGGGTTAGATTTGACCCAAGATTACAAAATGCACGAAATACAGAAGAGGCTAATAGAATAATCATAGAAATTATAGAAGAAGGTGCGGCAGGAGAACGAGCTATGATTGGTCACGGAATTAATAGATATTTCTATGAAACAATTAATAATGATTCACGTGATATACCACAGTTCGATAGTAATGGTCGTTTAATAATTGTAAGACCAAGTGAAGTAAAGGATAGATATGATAGTATTGAAGCATTTAAACCAAGTACAACTGAAACACCTTGGAGACAAACCTGGGATGAGTTAAATGAAATACCAGAAGTGATTTTACCACAAGCAGAATCAGTAGAAATTAAACCATTTGTAGCTCCGCAGGGAAGTTTAGTGTTAAATACTATACAATTAGATAGTAAAGCACAAGAACTGATGAATAAAGGTGACGCACACGGATTAAATAAAAGAATTAGAGAAATTTATAAAGAAAATGAAGATAAACATAGTCAATTTGCAGAGGTAATGAAGTTTGGTGATGCTACTATGCCTCAAATCACGCCAAAGGGAGAAATTGTATATACAAAATTTACAGATGATGCACCTACTACTAAACAAATAATAGAAGAAAAAAAATAAAATAATTTTATATATAATATGGATGATTGTCCTGTTCATTGTGTAAATATAGCCTGTAGAGACCCCGACTTTATTGAAAAACATAATGCTTTTATATTAACGTTAGTTGGGATAGTTGGAACTGGGTGTGGTGTGTTACTAAATTATTTTATGAGGTCAAGATGTACTGATATTAATTTATGTGGATTAAAATGTAAAAGAATACCTATGAATGTATCACAAACTGATATAGAAATAATTAATCATAAAAAATAAAATAAATTTATATTATATTATGATGAAAGTAGTCAAATTAACAAATACATATTGTAGTAAAATTGATTGTGGCGTTGACAATACCTATCCTACACCAGAAACTTCATTTAAACAACCGTGTTTGCAAATGATAGTAGGCCAGAGAACGAGTGGGAAGAGTTATTTAACGAGTAAAGTATTAGCGCAAGCGAAAAAAGATAAAACATTTGATATTATTTATATTGTAACTCCAAGTTTTAATAGTAATAAAGCATATTTTGGAAAATATATAGATGAAGAAAATGTTTTTGAGCCAACACGAACATCAATTAGTGAAGTAATTGACCGAGTAAATGCTGATAGAGATGAGTGGGAAAATTTTTTAAAAAAGAAGAAACTAATAACTAAATATAAACAAGATATGAATAAAAAATTAGACCATATTAATGAAGATGATTTAATGTATTATTATGAAAATGGTTTATTAGAACAAAATTATCAAATAGAAATACCAAAGTGGAAATATGATAAAGAAGAACCACCAAAATCGTTATTAATACTTGATGATTGTTTAGGGAGTCAAGCAATTTTACAGAGCAGTGGTTTAACAAAACTCGCAACATTAAATAGACACGTAGCACCATTAGCAGAAAATCATAGTAATAGGTCAGCTTGTGGTTTGGCTGTCATAATATTAACTCAATCGTATAAAATGAATAATGGAATTTCACGTGTGTTAAGAGAAAATGTATCTCTACTAACTTTATTTAAAAATAAACAACAAAAACAAATGGACGCTATTAAAGAAGAACTCGCAAATGTGGTTGATATTGAAACATTTAATAAGGCCTATGAATATGCTACGAATGAGAAATATGGAAATTTAACTATTGATTTTAACCCAAAAGACAATAAATATAGATTTCGTAAAAATTTAAACGAATTAATAATATTTGAGGAGCTTAAAGATTAATAGTATATTTTACTAAAAATGGAGATACAGGATTTCCCAAATTATATAATTTATGAAGATGGGAGATGTATGTCTAAAGCCCGCAATAAAGCAATATTTTTAAAACCAGGAAGCAGAAGAGAGTATTTATGTTATACTTTATATAATAATGGTAAATGTAAAACTATAGATATACATAGATTAGTCGCAATTCATTTTATTCCTAATCCTAATAATTTTAGTCAAGTTAATCATAAAGATTGTGATAAAAATAATAATCACAAAGATAATTTAGAATGGTGTACTCATTTATATAATTGTCAATCTTATAATAAAAGCGAAAAAGTAAATAGGGGATATATAGTCGAGATAGATGGAAAAAGAAAAACAAGCTATTTTGGTAGAGTAAAAATTAATGGTGTTGTTTATAATACAAAATATGTAGAAAGCAAAGAGGAAGCACAAAACCTAATAAACGATATAATTAAAATTAAAAAAAATATTTTAAAATGTTTATAATCTAATAAAATGAGTAGAACTGGATTTTTATCAGACGAGAATATAAAAAAAATGTGTTTGACACAAATGCAAATCCCAATGAATAGAATGGATTTACTACCAGCTAATCCAATTAATGTAAGTGAAATATATAGTCGTCCGCTTAAAGAGCCACCGATTTTAAAAAGACCAGCAAACGCAGCAATTATGTTAGCGGCCGCAGAAAAATTAACTGGTGTGAATATGGCTGGAGATTTTCTTGAAGAATACAGAAAAAAAATACCAGATAAAGCCCCTCCATCTATGTTGCCTTTCGCACCTGGTGGTGTAACTCAACAGACTTATACTACATTAAGAAATATACCAGTTTTAAGTGAATTAGCATATCTACAGCAATTTGCGAACGTAGGAATGGCTCCAACTATCTACAGTGATATTTGGTCAGGACCAAATTCATCTTTATCTCTTTTATCTGAAGATACACAGAGTGAGTTTAGTTCAGCGACTACACCTTCTATTGAGGA